ATTTTCAAACAGGCACAAACCAAAGAATTTATTTTAATAGCTACAGAGCTATGGAAGGAAGCAGTAATGGCGCAAGCTTACAGATAGGAGAAAGTTATTCTGTTATAAATCTCCAAGGTAATACAGTTATTCACGGAAATCTTACTCCGAGTGCAAATAATGCATATGATTTAGGATCCTCTACCCTTGTATGGAGAGACCTATATATTGGAGACTTAATATTAAGTAACGAAACTCGAGTAAACGATGACGGAACAACAGGAAATGAAATTGATGGAACTACAGGAAACTGGACTATTCAAGAAGGATCAGATGAGTTATACCTTATAAATAATAAAAATGGTAAAAAATATAAGTTTGTATTACAGGAAATAGAATAATGGGAATAAAATATACTGCAGATGGCGATGGCACAGACGCAACTTTTGGTGGAGGTGTAGATGCTACAAATTGGTCAAAAACTTTTACAGATTATAGACATAGCCATACTACCGGCCAACTCTATCATGAGTCAGGTTCACATCATAATCAAGCAACTATTCACATGCCATTTTTATATTATATTACAGTTCTTCCACGAACAGACCCAGGAACTGGTTCTTATGACTCAGATGGTGGAAACAGATACTACCCTGTAAGTTTTAGAACGGGAGGTGTTCGAAGGTCTAGTGCAATGCCGAACTTAGTCATTTATAGAAGTTATGGAGACTCAGGTGCACACCAGTTTGAGACTGCAAATGGTGTAGATATTGGATGGACAGGAAGTGGTAGTCACCAGGGAGGACTTTATGCTAGTTTTCATGTAGGAGACTCTGCCTGGTCAGATATGTACGAATCTCAATGCACAAGACTACGTACCACATATCATCAAGTACTAGGCGGTAGTGGAATGATGTTGGCTTATTCTAGTGATAGAGGTACCGGCGCGTTTTATATGATGTTGCGAGGAGGTTTTCAATACACGGTTGCAGCAAGTTATGCTGCTATGCCTACTCAAGTAACTGCAGGTGGTGCAGTGTTTAGTCATGGCGGCAACAATGCATATCAAAGATGGCCGGTGTCTACAACTACAGCAGATTCAGCTTTTGCAAGTACTATAACAAATATGGGATAAATTATGGCGTGGCAAGATAATAAAGAATACGTAATTAGAGAGAACGGGTGTGAAACCGATAATAATGGTGTCATTATAAATGTAAGAGTTCGCGAGCTTGATGAAATTTTTGGAGCAACAGATGCTCAAATCACAGCAGCATACAACAGAGACCGATGGGCTGATATTAGATTAGAAAGAAATAGACTAATTGCTCAATCGGATTATTTAGCATTACAAGATACATCTGAATTGTCTCAAGACTGGATAGATTACAGACAAGCATTAAGAGATATTACATCATCTGTTTCGGATCCAGATGATGTAGTCTGGCCCGACAAACCTGCTTAAGTAGGGGATTTATGGTTATAAATAGACTATATAATTAGGATTTAAATATGGCAAAGCCAAATTCAAGACAAACATTTATAGATTATTGCCTCAGAAGCTTAGGTGCTCCTGTTGTGGAAATTAATGTTGATGATGATCAAGTAGAGGATAGAGTTGATGAAGCTCTACAATTCTATCAGACATATCACAGTGATTCTATAGAGAAGGTATATCTTAAACACTTAATAACCCAAGATGATATGGATAATGGTTATATTGCCATTAATGATTTAGTTACAGACGTAGTAAGAGTCATGCCGATTAGAGATACTATGTCTACTAATAATCTATTTGACGTCAAGTATCAAATACACTTAAATGATGTATATAATCTTGGCTTCTTAGGTTCTTTGGTTGATTACGAAATGACACAACAGTGGTTATCTTTACTGGATAGAATAATGGATTCAGATGATAAACACATTTCATTTGAAAGACATAAAAATCAATTACGAATAGATATGGATTGGGCCCACGAAGTTGCAGTTGGTCAATATCTGGTAATTGAATGTTATAGAATTATTGATCCTGATACTTACACAGATGTATATAATGATTATTATTTGAAGAAATATGCGACTGCACTTATCAAACAACAATGGGGTCAAAACTTATTAAAATTTGAAGGCATGACTATGCCAGGTGGAGTTCAGTTTAATGGTCGACAAATCTATGAAGATGCACAACAAGACATAGAAAAATTAACTGAAGAAGTCAGATTGAATTGGGAACAACCAGTCGATTTCTATACGGGGTAACAGATGCCTAGAAATGTATATTTCAGTCAGGCAGTCAGATCGGAACAAAATCTGTATGAAGACCTGGTTATTGAATCACTCAAAATTTTTGGGCAAGATGTCTATTATATCCCTAGAACTCTAGTTGATAGAGATAATATTTTAGGAGAGGATCCTGCCTCAAAATTTGATGATGCATATCTGATTGAAGCATATATTGAAAATCAAGATGGTTTTGAAGGTGCTGGAGACCTATACCAAAAATTTGGTTTAGAAATTAGAGATGAGGCTAACTTTATTATTTCTAAACGTCAGTGGGAAAGATTAATAGGGTTATATAATAATTCACTCTCTACAGTAAGACCACAGGAAGGCGATTTAATATTTCTACCTTTATCTAATTCATTCTTTGAAATTACTTTTGTAGAACATGAACAACCTTTCTATCAGTTATCTAATTTACCTGTTTATAAATTAACTTGTTCTCTCTTTGAATATAGTGATGAACAGATTGATACAGGTGTTACTTCAATAGATAATCTGGCAGCACTAGAGGCATATCAAACCAAACTTACTGTTTCGGTTACCAATAATAACCACTTTACCAAGGGAGAAACTGTATCACAAACATTGGTTGCAGCATCTTCTGATTATTCAGTAGGGCCGCCTGTAGTGGGAATACCTCCTATTGTAGTCAGTGGAGAAGTATCTTCGGTTGATAAATTATCGTCAATAACTGCAGATATTACAGTTATTAATGTAGGTGTTACTGGTTCAAGCGGCGAAATGAGAGAATTCTTAGTTTCAGATAGTATAGGGCTTGTAGGTAGTGAAAGTAATAATGTGTGTTTCATTACTAATGTTCACGGAATAGAAGAAAGTGGTTCATTTGCTTTAGATGGAAATGCACAAAATTATTCATTTGAAATAGAAGCAGATGGGTTCTTGGACTTTACAGAAACCAATCCATTTGGTGACCCATCGGAGACTTACTAATGTTTGGATCACATTTTTATCATTCAACAATGAGAAAGGCCGTGGCAGTCTTCGGTACTATATTTAATAACATTAATGTAATTAGAGCTAAATCTGATGGTTCGGTTGTAAACCAAATAAAAGTACCACTTGCATATGGTCCTAAACAGAAATTTTTAGCCAGACTTGATCAGAGTTCAGGCGCAGATGCTTCTATGGCAATTAAATTACCTAGAATGGCATTTGAAATTACCTCATTGGAACTTGACTCTACACAGAAACTTACAAAAAGAAACGTAATAGTAGAAAGTCATGCATCAGATGTAACGAAGAAAAAGACAATTAAACATCAAGTAGCATATAATATTAATATGTCTTTATATGTTATGGCAAAGAATCAAGATGATGGTTTACAAGTAGTTGAACAAATTTTACCCTACTTTCAACCAGAATATACAGTCACTATTACGCCAGTAACTGGGTTTGCATATAAACAAGATGTGCCTATTATATTAACTGCAGTTACTATTAGTGATGATTATGAGGGAGATTTCTTAACGAGAAGAGCTCTTATATATCAACTTGATTTCACAATGAAAATGAAATTCTTTGGCCCTACCGGTAATCAGGGAGTTATTAGAGAAGTTAATATAGACTTTAATAACGATGCAGGTGGTGCTGAGATATTAGAAAATATGGACTTTACTATTACTCCAGCTGGTGCAGATGAGGATGATAATTACACAGTAACTACTACAATTAGTTAACTGAATGGGTATAATTATGGAAAAGAAAGATAAACTAAAAGCCTCTTTGGAAAAGAATTTGCCTACTATTAAAAAGGATAGACCCTTGAAAATAGATAAGGATATAAAAGATGATTATGAATTCTCGCGAGAAACCTATAGAGACTTAATTAATACTGGAGTCCGTTCTCTTGATGTCCTATCTGAATTGGCAAGAGAATCAGAACACCCTAGAGCCTTCGAGGTATTATCCACTACTATTAAAAATTTAGGAGATACTACCGAAAAACTTATGTCTCTACAAAAGAGCAAGAAAGAGTTAAACAAAGAAGAAAAGGAAGAAGAACAAAGACAAGTAACAAATAATAATGTCTTTGTTGGTTCTACCACAGACTTACAAAGGCTACTAGCACAAGATAATGAGAAGATTATAGAACATGCAGAGGATAAAGAATAGCGAATTTGGGTATCTAG